CTGGAGAAGTCGTAAGCAACCACCACGCCGGCTTCGGTCGATCGCGACGCCCAGTTGCTGGCCAGCGCAGGAGCGAACGACTCCGGGAGCGTGGTCGGCGATTTGACCGTGACGAGCGTCTGCAGTCCCGGCGAATACTGAATCCGGTTGTAGATCCCGGTCAGGGACGGGTCCCACACGGACGCGGACCCCGTGAGCGTCTCGCTCGTCCATATCCAGGGGTCGTGCATCATCCCCGTAGGCGTCAGGTAGTAAAGAGTCCTTCCAGTCGCGTCGCTCTGATCTGCCGCAACGAGGCAATTCTTCGGCGGGTAGTAGGTCAGCCCCGGATACGTCGAGGGATACGGGATCGCTGTGCTTCCGGACGCCAGACTCGTCGTGACCTCGGTAAAGCCAGAAGCGATGTTCGCGAGGTCGAGGACGAACGCCCGCTTTGTATTCGTCGGGCCGAAGTCGTGAGGCGAGATGACGACGAAGCAGTCCAGAACCGGGTGATAACCGGCTCCGGAGTAGATGTCTGCCGGCATCGGCGCCGCATTCGACATGAACGTGGTAGACCACGCCGCGGTCGGATCGCTGTCGGTGATGAAATCGACCGCCGTCGCGTTGGCGACTGCGTTCAGGCGCACGAAGCGCTTACGGACTACATCGTGGAAGCAGTAGCACTCATTGATCGCTACGTTGCCGCTGTTCGTGCCATAGCGATCCCACGTCCCTGTCGCGCTGCTCCACCAATGCGCCTGCCGGGAGCCTGCCGAGCTGTTCCCAACGGCATAGCCCATGAGGTTATAGACGTTGTTATTGAATGCAACGTTGTGCCAGTACGAGTGCTGCGCAGCTGGGCGGTTGACCGATACCCTAGTAGGGTAGGTCGCGTCGATGAGCCACTCGTTGCTCGCATCGCCCGCTCGAGGGGGGCTCAGGTGCCCATCCGTGGAGAAGGGAGTAGACGTGATCCACTGCAGGAACGTCGCCGACACCGGATCGGTGTCAAACTCATACAGACCATCGTCCATCGAGCCGGAGTGGCCGCCCGAGACGACGTTGGTCCATCGATTCCCGCGCATCGCCGCACCGGAGTAATCCATTGCGGTGGATGTCACGTTCATCCGCGCGTTCGCGGCTGACAGTCCTTCGGCGGATGCGGTACGGTCGGCGATCATGTGATCGCTCATCGAGACGGTGCCCAACTGCAGCACCGTCCCCGGCGTCTGCCCCGCAGGAGAGCCACCATTGACGAAGCCCGGGAGCGCCGACGTAGACGCCCCCGTCGGCATTGCCGCGCGAGAACTTGCCATCGCGCCCGCAGACAGCAGCACGGCGATGCCCGTGGGCGCCACTTGCGGTGTAGGAGATACCGCCCCGATGCTGACGGGGGAGGAGTTGCCGCTCAGCGCCCGAGTGGACGAGCCGCCTCCGACCTTGCGCGATTTCAGCTTGACGGTAGAAGAGCCAGCGCTCGACAGGTTGCCCTGAGCGCTGCCGATTTGCTGGCCGGACATCTACTCAGGCAAGACGCAGGAGCGCGTTGGTGCTGTCGTTCGTCGGCATCGTCAGCGTGAACGTGCCGGCGGTGATCGTCTGGCTGCCGAACGTGTAAACCGCAATCGCCTTGTTGCTCTGCGTCGAGTTGTACAGAAGCACAGTGTCGAACGCAGTCGTCAGCGTGACCGTCGTATAGACGATCGATGCCGAGGGGGTCCAGATCGCGGTGGTGCCCGAGTTGGTCGGCTGCGTGCCGTTGGTTACCGCGACGCCGCCAGCAGTGTAGTTCGTGCCCGAAACCTCCGACGTGGCGCTATATGCCGTCGTGGCCGCGCCGAGCGAGCCAGACGCCAAATAGAGTGCAGCGTTGATGGTGTCGGCGCCAGTGCCGGCGCGAACGACCGAGGTCCCGAGGGCATGGATGCCCTTGAGAAGCTCGACCTTGAAACTGGTACAGATGGCCTGGGTATTAGCTATGATAATTCTCCTAGCGCAAATATGCGCTTATGAGCAGCCGTTTCGGGGCTGTCCTTTGATTAATCCAATGGCGGTCAGCTTCTCCAAGCTGATTACATTTGTGCCTGTTCAGCACCGAGTGAGAGACCCTTTCGGGCATACATGTGGCAGTTGTTCTTGACGAGCTCTCCGCTCTCAAGATCGAACCATCGCTCCAGAAGAACCGTCTGGTCCGGTGTGTCGATCCACTCGTGTTCGTAGCGAACCGAAGATTGCGGGACGTTGCCGTCCTTGGTGTAGATTAGGGGTTCCATCAGACTCCAGTAACGCGGCCGTCGTCGTCGCGCTTGATTGCGCGCACGGTCTTGCCCTTCTTGATCGCGATGGCCTTCCCGCCTTCGTCGCGAACCACTTCTGCCGGGGTGTTCAGGTGATCGCCGATCTCCTTGAGACTCGACTTGATCTCCGCCATTCCCGCGTCTTTTGCCGCTTGCTTGTCCGCGCCGAGTTCTGCCTGTTGCTTGGCTAGCTCGACCTGAGTGGATCGGTCCTTGTCGCCCTCTGCCGTCGTGGTTTCGGCGGACTGAGCGGCCGTAGCAAGCTGCGTCTGCGCCTGGATCTGGGCGATCAGCACCTTGTTCGCACGGTCCTTGTCGCCCTCCGACGCCTCGTGGCCGAATTGGGCAATCTTGAGTCGCTCGTCGGATGCGATCCGTTGCGCTTCCAGTTCCGCGTCCTTCTGCGCCTTGAACTGAGCGAGAGCGGCTTCGTTGCGGCTCTCGGCGTCGTTCTGCATCTGCTGCGCGTTCTGCTGCGCCAGCGCCACCTGAGCGTCCAGTTCCGCCTTCTTCTGGGCAATCGCGACTTGGACCTGTGCGTCGATTTGCTTTTGCTGGAGGGCTATCTGCCCCTTCGCCTGTTCAATTTGAAGGGCGACTTGACCCTTGATGACTTCAGGATTTGGCTGTTGAGGAGGAGGCGGATTCTTCGTCGGGTCGGAGAAATATCGGTCGGGGTTCTTTTCTCCGATGAGCTTGGCGAGGTCGGCAGAGGCGTTGTAGATGTTCTCTGCATTCGCCACCCCCAGGACCATCACCTTCTCTTGCTGCTGGATGACTGCGGTTAGCTGCTGTACCTGCTGCAGCCTTCCCCCGAGCCCGAGCCCGACGCGGATGTTCACGTCGAACTGGTTTCTCCATTCGCGGGGGTCGATGTCTACCCATTCGCCCGAGATGTTGATCGCCTGCTTCTTGTCCTGGTACTGACAGACGAGCTTCAACATCTGCCGGAACAGCTCGACGAACCCCTCGGCGAAGTTGCGCGCGATGAGGTCAATCCGCATATCGTCGCGCTCGGTGACGATGTTCGCCGCCGTCGCTGTGGACTGAGTGAGGGCCGAGGCGTCGTTGCCCTGCGTGGATCGGGTCCAGCCGGTCGATTCCTCGCCGAACCCCTCCATGTACTCCAGCATCGCCATGCCGGCGTCGGAATCGCCCACGCCCTGGTCGAGCCTGCCGACCGCTCCAGGGACCTTGATTCGCACCACGCCGCCGGGGCGGTTGGTGAGCAGGTCGTCCAGATTCACCTGACCCTCAACGGCGAAGTAACGCCCGTTGACCTGCAGGTGCATGTTGTCGAGGCTCGAGCGCAGGATCGAGGTCTTCGTCTTCTGCGTCTCGTGGCCCAGGTCCATCACGGACAAGCCAAAGAACTTGTGCGGCTGGCGGATACAGACGATGTCCGCAAACGGCGCAATGTCGACTTCCTCGTTGTCGAGGATGGTGTTCCCGGCCTTGGTGACCTTGCGAAGCTCGGCGATGCCGTCGCCGTCCGCGTCTACCCTTGCGTATCCCTCGATGATCCAGTACTTGCGCTGTGAATCATCGGGAGCCGTGTCCATGTCCCCCGTCGCGGCAAATTCGTTGTCATACGAATCGCGCTCGATCCGCTCCATGTTGAGCGAGGAGATGCTTTCGTCGTTCTGGAGGTTGGTCAGCTTGCTCTTGGGGTAGCCCATGGAGCGCAGCTCGGACATGGTCCGCTCGAAGCGATGCCCGACGAACCGAGCCGTGGCGATGCTCTTGGCCGTGCGGTTAATCAGGAACTCTTCGGGCGGGACGTTCTCGATGCAGATCCGGCCGCCAGAAGGACGGCGTATGGCCTCTACGTCGTATAGGAGCGCCGGAGGGAGGGATTCGATCTGCTGGATCGCCGCCTGAGCCTGCTGCGCGGTCTGCGGGTTCTGCAGGCCGGCCTGAGC